ATAATAATTAATAATTTAGATAACCCATTTTAATTTTATTTTAATACATTTGTAAATCAATAAACAGCAACTGATAATCATAGCAGCAACAAGCCGAATGCTTATCGGCTTAACTGCAAAGCTATGCAACCACAGGGACATTCAACATGATTTATTCCAAGAATTTTTATTGTACCTTTGTGAGAAACCAGAGGAGTTTTTAATTGACAAAGTAAACAACGGGCAATTTATAGCGTACTGCTCAAATGTTTTAAAAGGCATGAACTCCGATAGGCATCGGGCAAATAAACTAATAAATACTAAAAATCCATTAGTTGAACGGCATAATGATTTTGAAGTAAATTTTGATATGTCCGAAGAAAGTTATAATTTTGAAATTGATATGAAGTTTGAACGTACTGTTAAATTTGCTAGAGAGCAACCGAATAAAGCAGAAATACTATTTAAGTCGGTGGTTACATCAACAAGGGAGATAGCTAGTGAACTTGGAATAAATCAAAGGAAATTGATCTACGAAAATAATAAATTCAAATCAGAAATAAAAAATAAAATAAAATGAACGAAACCCTATTAAAACACAAAGATTTTATCTATGCAGTTGCAATGGATTTAATTAGTCCTAACAAGTCAAATGACATCGTTAAGGAAGTATTGGCTGCTTACAATTCTATTGATGCAACCGCTGAAGTCCTATCGGAATGTGCAACTTGTCAAAACATTTACAAAGATACATTTAAGATTATACTAGCGTATCTTAATCAAAGTGAGGAAGTTAAACCTAAAAGCACAAAGAAATAATGCCGTTCAAAGCTAAATATACATTTGACTATGCAGACGAACCAACAGCAAAAGAACGATTAAGGGTTGGTAAGGAATGCGAGAAAAACTTAAAACTGAATGTTAAAAAGTATAAACCGATTGAAAGGCAAATTATTTATACCAATAACATTTTAATTATATCTATTACTTACGATGGCACACATATCAACAAGGGGATTGCATCACCAACCCTTCAGGATTAATTATTTTAATTCGGTAATATTGAAAAAGACATTTATTTATATAATGAATTAATGCAAGACGATTACGAACACATAAATTTTTGGAATAAATGAAGTCATTAGAATTTATAACTGAATTACCTAACTATGCTAATCAATATATTGAAGTATGTTTAAATCACACAAAAGAGGTTGCAACTGGTTCGGGTAAGATAGTTGAGCAAAGAGAAAGGCATATACCTACAATAGCGTTTTTTCTTAATATTTGGATGCCTAGAAACGTAGGTGACACAATTAGTAGGGAAACATATTACGAGTGGCTTAAATGCGATAATAAGGCTAAATCTGACACTATAAAAAGAGTAGATGAGTTATTTCAATCGTTAGCAGCGGATATAGTTGCAAATGAGGGTAAAGGTATTTTCTATGCAAAAAACAAATTAGGTTGGACTGATAAAATGGATTCAACTTTAAATTTACCAATTAAGATATTAAACTTAGATCCATTAGATGATTCAAAGGACAACCTCCTTATTGAAGATAGCAGCTTTAAAGAAACGGATTAGAGTTATTCGTGGCGGTCAAGGTGCAGGTAAAACAATAAGTATATTGATATTGTTAATCAATCATGCTAGTAGTCAATCTAATAAAGAGATATTAATACTTAGTGCTGAATTAACTAAAATGAGATTAACAGTCATTAAAGACTTTGTTAAACTTATGAGGCTAATTGGTATCTATGATGAAAATAGATTTTTGGCAGGTACTTTATACCGATTCCCAAATGGTTCGTTTATTAAATTTATAGGATTAGACAAGTCCGATGTCGGCAAGGGTTTACGTTCCGATGTAGCATATTTTAATGAGGTTAATAAAATAGACTTTGAAAGTTACCGACAAGTAGCTTCACGTGCTGGTCAAGTGTATGCCGATTATAATCCTGATAGCGAATTTTATATTGATACCGATGTTATTAAAAGAGCCGATTGCGACTTTCTGCAATTAACATTTAGAGATAATGAATTGCTTTCTGAAAACGAACGTAATGAAATATTGATGTATCAAACAAATGGCTTTAATGAGAATGGCACGATTAAAAATGAATATTGGGCTAACTTATGGAATGTTTACGGACTAGGTAATATCGGTAATTTACAAGGGGTAGTATTTAACAATTGGGCTAAATGTGATTTAATACCAAATGATGCTGAGTTTATTGCCTATGGAATTGACTGGGGGTTCACCTCAGACCCCACTACTTTAACAGCTGTTTATAGATACGATGGCAATTTATATTTAGACGAACTGATTTACGAAACAGGCTTAACGAATAGCGACATTATAAAGAAACTAACTGAATTGGGGGTGCAAAGAAATCAAATGATAGTGGCAGATAGTGCCGAGCCAAAATCAATAGAGGATTTACGTAGGGCAGGTTTTAGAATAGAGGGTGCAAAGAAAGGACCAGATTCAATCCGTAATTCAATAGATACTTTACAGCAACAAAAGATATTCATAACAGCAAGGTCAACAAATGCAATTAAAGAGGCTTATAATTATCGATGGGCAACCGATAGCACTGGCAAAAATATAAATGTACCCGAAGATAGAAATAATCACTTTTGGGATTCGGTTAGATATGTAGCTTTAAACCGACTTAAGAAATCAACTTTTTTTATTCAATAACGTAAAAAACAAATAAAATACTATATTATTATAATGAATATTCCTAAAAGATACGAAGATTTAACAGTTGAGCAGTTTCAACAATTGGAACTACTTAAAACCGAAAAGTTAGATAAATTGGATATGGCTTGCAAAAGACTATCAATTTTAACTGGTAAGTCAATTGACTATATTGAAAGCCTATCACCTAGCAAGGTTTATGATATGCTTTTAGGTGCAGCTTTCTTAATCAATCCAATTAATCAGTTCCCAGTTGCTAAATCAGTTCGTTTTGGCTTTCACAAATTTAGGTACATTAAAGAAATACACGAATATACAACGGCTCAGCAAAAGGACTTTACTACCATTTTAAAAAACAATGGTAACGATTATATTAAATGTTTACCTGAGTTAATGGCAATATGCCACCACGAACTAACTTTAAAAGGTTGGGTATATAACAGCGACAACCATTTTAGGAATGTGGAATATTTTAAGAAATCAAAATTAAAACATACACTTGGGGCTGTTTTTTTTTATTCAAATTGTTTGAAAAACTACAGCGAGATTATAGAGGGCTGTTTGCAGCAAGCGGACAAAGTGATACAAGAGTTGATGACGGAAGTCCGGGACGATTTAGAATTTCAGACTTTTTTGAGCAGTGGGGTTGGGAATACTCAGTCAGCCTCTGCATCGAAGATAGTGGCTTAAATGAGGATAATATTTACGAATGGAATGTATTAAGATTTTATAATAAGTTAGCCTACTTAAAAGATAAAGGCAAATTTGAGATAGCATTGAATGGCAATAGATAATGGCATAAAGGATTTATTAAATGAGTTTGGTGACAAGCTACTTAATGATTTACGAAAGTCATTAAAAAGTAAACAAAGGGATAAAGCATTAATAAGCAATTTAGATAGAAGTATAGATCCATCTACTAAGTTTGCAGATGGTAGTTTGTTTTTTACTTTAACTATGAATGATTATTGGGATGCTGTAAATAGTGGCAGAAGTCCAACGACTAACAGCGGTGATGGTTCTTTAAAAAGAAAATTAATAAGGTGGGTAAAGACAAGAAAATTAAAAGTAGAGATAGCAAAAAGACGGGAAGTTAAAGCAAAGAGTTTAAAAAACAAAAAAATAAAAAAGGCTTATAAACAAGAAACATTTGATCAGGCAGTAGAAAGGGTAGCGTATTTAGTTGCAAGAAAAATACATAAAAAAGGTTACGAGGGTAATCACTTTTATGACGAAGTAATTAAAGACGGACGGATTGACAAACTAAAAGAGGATATAAGCAAGCTAGTCAATACCGAAATAATAATAGATATTCAACAAACGACAAAGAAATAATGGCACTAACAATAACACAGCAGCCTGAAATATTAACACCTGCTTACAATAAGCAATATGTAACTGCAATAAGTAATCAAATAGCTATTGCAGACTTTAAGTATGTGGTAACTGTTGAGGTTAATACAAGCGGTCAAATTTATACTGAAAATATATTACAAAGACCTGATGGCTATTTAGTGTTTGATGCTCAACAATGGGTAAAGAATTACATTCAGCATTTCTTTAACCCCGTTTTAAGTTTATCCACACCGATACAAGTAGCGACTAATAAATCAGTAGCGGTTAAATTAATCATAACTGAATTTTATAGTGGAGTTCTACAAACAGCAAACAAAGTAACCATTAACTACTATGCCTTTGACGGATGCTTAAATGATAAAGCATTTGCAGCTTATGACTATGCAGATTATTTATTTAACGGAACTTCGGGTAAATACTTCCTATCAAAAGACACCACAACAATAACACCTGATAACCGATTAATGTTAGCGCAGGATTTATTTATACATTTCATAAACAACCCAACTACATTAGTTGATAATATAAGCGTGGATTTAAGACGTGGCGCATCAACTATTGATAATGTTAATATCGCATCACTACCAACATCAACTGCTTACAATACCTTTGTAATGCGATTAAATAGTACAATGTTTACAACTGCCACACCGCAAATAGGGGATGTTATTAGAACTTCATTTAATAGTGCAGCCGGTAACATAGTACGTTACTCAATAACACTAAAGGAATTATGCACTAAATACAAAGATTATGTATTATACTATTTAGATCGTGACGGCAATATCTTATTTTTTCACTTCGAGAAATTAAGTAGAACGAATTTTAATAAAAAAGTTAATTCGGTTACTTTACAAAAAGATTTTTTAAACGCTAGTTTTAATTATACTTCCAATAGTTACGATAGAGAGGTGCATAATATTAGCACTATGATTGACTCAACAATTAGTTTAAATACTGATTGGATAACTGAAACGCAAAGCACTCAATTAAATGATTTATTTAGCAGCCCTATTGTTTATTTGTGGGATGGAACGGAATACAGACCAGTTACAATAACGACTAATAGTTATGAGGAATATAAGTTAGACAACGAATCGTTATTTAATTATAGCGTTACTTGCACATTCGACACAATGGAAACTAGACAACGAGGAATATAATTATGGCAGTAGTTACGAGATTAGAATTAAAAGGTAGGAATGGTTTAGATAAATTCGATAAATATCCTATTGCGGTTAATATTCCTGTTAGCTTAAATTATAATTTAGCAGATGTAAGGAATCCCGATCAACGGAAAGCTTCATTTAGCAAAACCATCAATCTAAATGGCACTAACGAAATCAATAAACTATTTGAGAATATATTTTCAGTTAATGTAGCAACTCAATATTTCAATAAGAATTTAAAGACACCAGTTAGGTATATCGTAAATGAGATTGAAAATTTCAGCGGTGATTTACAACTGATTAAAATAAATATTAACCCTGATAATTCAATAGTTTACGAATGTTCAATAGTTGGTGCCGGTGGTTCTTTGTTTGTTGATATTGGAGAAAAGTATATAACGGGGAATGCGAACACTTCGGACGATTTAAACTTTAGCGCTTACAACCACAATTATACAAGGGCTAATCAAATAGCATCACGCACAACTTATTTAGGAACGGGAACGGGATATGTATATCCGTTAATAGATAGGGGAACGAATGGCGGTAGTGATGTTGTTTGGAATGTAAAGGATTTTTTACCTTGCTTTAGTATTTATGAATATATTAGTAAAATTATAGCTTTAACAGGTAGAACATTTACATCAACATTCTTAAATACTGCTGAGTTTAAAAAGTTGTATTGTTACCCGAATATAACTAAAATTGAATTAAGCCAAGCGCAATTAGAGAATCAACAATTTTATGTAGGTTTAATAAGTGATATTAATTTAGGTACAACTCCTATTGATATAAATAATTATATTTTCCCTAATTCATTAAATAATGAAACTTTGCCATTTTTTGATACAGGTGGTCAAATAACAACAAGTAGCATTGTAATTAATGAAAGCGGTTATTATAATTTAGTAGCAGCAATAAAGTTTAAATTTAATTTTAATACATTTTCATCTGGTAGAGGCTTAGCAATACAAATATTTATTAATAATACTGGAACTGTATTAAATTATATTTCTGATTCATTATCATCTCCACAACCATTAAATACGGATATTTTTAAAACAGTATCAGTTGCAACAGGCGAAATTTTCTTAACAGCTGGAACGTCTTTAAATGTTTCATATTCTATTTTTAAAACTGGTGGTGCTGGTGGATTAGCTTTAAATTCAAGAGAAATATTAAGCGGAATTAATGGAAGTTCTTTTTATGCACTTGTTAGTAAAAAAGAAGTAGTTGAGGGCAATCCGTTATTAGCAAACAATTCACTACCAACTAAAATAAAACAAAAGGACTTTTTTAAATCAATAGTTCAAGCATTTAACTTATACGTTGATGTTGATAAAGACAATGAGAATAATTTAATAATTGAAACCTTTGACGAGTTTTACGATGCCGATATTGTTGATTATGAAAATAAAACAGACTTGGCAAAAGAGCAAAGTATAAACCCAAATTTATTAGAGGGTAAGCGTTACATATTTGCATATAAAGACGATGCCGATTATTACAATACTTTGTATAAAAACACTTGGAACGAAACTTATGGCACAGAGCAAATTGACGTAGTAAATGATTTTATAAAAAGTGATAAAAAGAATGAGTTAATATTTTCAGCAACTCCGCAAGTTGGTAATTATGGAATGGGTATAGCTATGCCTAAAATATATCAACAAAGTGAACAGGGCGGTGTTGTTACAAAAAAGACAATAGCTGCTAACATTAGAATACTTTATTGCGCTGTTAAAACAAGCCCTAACGCTTATACGTATAAACAACAAGGGCAAACTGATTTAGTAACAAACGAGTATTTATATGCAGGAATGGAAGACGATCCATTTAACCCGACTGTATCTTTAATGTTCGGACCACCAAAAGAGGTTTATTATAATTACATCAACGCCTATTTTACAACTAACAATTTATACAACCGATACCACAGGAACTATTTAAAAAACTTAATTGATAAGGATGCAAAGTTTGTAACTAAATATTTATGGTTAAACGAAAAAGATATTTATTTATTTGATTTTAGAAATAGATTATTTATTGATGGCGCATATTACATAGTTAATAAAATTGAGAATTACAATCCATTAGAATTAACATCAACAAAAGTTGAACTAGTAAAGTTATTAGATGCCGATGTATTCACTCCGACAAGCGTATTAATTAGCGAAGATACAGGAATTAACGCTGGTCAAGATATACAAAATTACAGGTTAAATAGTTCGTTAAACGTAGGTACTAATATCCAAAATAGAGGGACTAATTGTTTGGCTGTCGGTAATAACATTGTAATTCCCGCAAGTTGCGAAAACTTAATTGTATTTGGTAGTAACATTACAGCCGATGAAAATAGCACTGGCTTGTTATTGAATTATAAAAGTTACGTGGCATTAATTAGTCAAACGGGAACGGCTGCACCAACGGTTACTATTTTAGAGAATACAATAGGTGATATAGTTTGGAGTTTTCAAGCAACTGGCGAATATTTTGGAACTTTAACAGGGGCTTTCCCTAGCGGTAAGGTAATTACTTTTAGCAATCAAATAGAGCCACTTGAAACAATAACTATACAAAGAAAAAATGACAACGCTATTGCCATAACTACATTTACTACATCAACAGGTGCAGGAATAAATGGCGCACTAGTCAACACATCAATAGAAATTAGAGTATATAACTAACATGATAAACAAAATAGAATACTTAGAATCACTTATGAATACGCAACCTAGTCAACTAATTATTGACGGCATAGCGTGTATTCATTTAAGTTTAAATATAGCCGCTAGCGGTAATAACGATTTAATTAAGGCAATAGAAAATGGCAAATAATAAAGACATAGCGTTTAAATTAGAAATTGACGGAGTTGAGCAAAGTATTAAATCGGTTAAGGATTTAAAAAGTGCAATTAAGTCTTTACAAGATGAAGCTGAAAATGCCGATTTAGGTAGCGACCAATATAAAAACGCTATTGAAAATATTGAGAAACTTAATGATAAATTAAAAGAAGTTACTCAAACCGAAAAGCAAGCAGCGCAAGCTATGGAAGACATGGCTGAATCACAAAAGGAAGCAGCTAAAGAAACGGGTGATTTAAGAAAGCAATTTGAAAAATTAGAGGATGAGTTATTTTTATTAGCAGGGCAAGGCAAACAAAATACAAAGGAATTTAGAGATTTAGCAAACGAAGCCGCTTTATTAAATAAAAAGATTGAGCAAGTAAATCAGTCATTAGAGGGTGGCGCAGTAACTAAATCCGCAGAGGGTTATCAAATGCTTAGCGGTAGCTTTACAAGTTTAAAAGAGGGAATTTTAGAACTTGACTTTGGTAAAATTAAAGACGGTGTGCAACAAGCTAAGCAAGGTTTTGTTATGTTT